ACATTAGTAAATGTAGCTAGTGGACTGAAAGCAGTTAAACCTGCTGAAGTTAAACAGTTACTTAGAAATAATGTTAAGTTAAACGATCAAGGTGCAGTTGAAGTTATTAATGATAATGGAACTCCACGATACTCAGACAAAGGCGACCCAATGTCAGTAAATGATTTGGTAGCTGAATACTTAAAGAACAATCCGCATCATGTAATGGCTACTCAAAGTGGTAGTGGTTCACAAGGTAAGATTGGTGGAAATTCTCCCAAATCCGTAAACATGGGTGATCTTGATTTGAATAATCCTAGCGACAGAAAATTATATTCTGAAATGAGGAAACAAAGAGATCAGGGTATGTTTAAAATGAAGATAACTTAAAAACTAACAACTAACAAAAAGAAAACAAAATGGCATCAGAAACAACAAGTTCAACATTAAGTGAACTATATACAAATATAACACAAGAAGCGATTTTCTCATTTCAAGAAACATCTGTAATGAGACCGCTTGTAACTCTATACCCTTTAATGGGTTCTGGAAAAACTGCAGAAGTGCCAGTTTATCCAGTAGTATCAGCAGCAGCAGTAAACGAAGCTACTGATTTAACTAATACAGCAGTAAACCCAACTTCAGCAACTATCACAGCTTCTGAAATTGGTGTTATGACAACTCTTACAGATTTAGGTGCTAGTTCAGCTTCTAGAAATGTTGGTGCTGATATTGGAAGATTATTCGGAGAAGCGATAGCTAAAAAAGTAGATACTGATTTAATCGGTCTATTTTCAAGCTTCACTACTAACACTGGTGGTGCTGCTGGAACTGAATTAACTGCTGACTTGCTTTTCAAAGCACAAGCACAGTTAAGATCATTGAATGTTCCTGCACCTTACTACGCAGTATTTCACCCTAAAGCAGTTTTCAATTTAAAGAAAACTCTTACTCAAGGTGGATACGGAACTTCTTCTTACGCATTGTCTGACATTGGTAATGAAGCATTAAGAAATGGTTATATCGGCACTATTGCTGGTATCTCTTTATTTGAAGATGCTAACTTTACTATTGATGCTTCTGATGATTCAGTAGGTGGAGTATTCTCTCCAATCTCTATTGGTTTAGCTATGAAAGAAGATTTCAAAGTTGAAACACAAAGAGATGCTTCTATGAGAGCAACTGAAATCGTTGCATCAATCGTTTATGGTAAAGCTGTAGTTAAAGAAAACTACGGAGTTGCTATTACAACTGATTGTGCATTTTAATTAATGCTATTTGGTGGGGGAATAAAATCCCTCACCAATAACAATGAAACAGATAGACAGTCCAAAGACAGTTTTACATTTAAAGACTAAGGATTATGTTTATCGCTATGTGTTAGTAGATAGATTTAAACATTCATCAAAAGCACATCAAGGATTTGACAAAGAACTAGGAATGACTGAAGCTGAAATATTTGCTAAGGTAACTCCAAGAAAAATAAGAAGAAAATATATTATAAAGGATTAACAAATGGCAAATTTTTCAACAGAAACAGATTTAACATTCTACCAACCAGATATACTAGGATTTGGAATATCATCATTCTACACTCCAAACGATTATCACGCACAAGCAAGATCAGACATTGAAAGAGATTTAAGAATTAAATGGTATCCAGTTTATGTTAAACAAACATATAGAGATATATCTTTACTTAATACAACTGAAATGGACGGAACTAAATTAACAGACTCTCAGTTCAAAAGATTATCAGTTTATAGAGTAATAGGATTCTACGCATGTCCACAATTAACTAAATATAATTCAAATGATAACCTAGATAGATTTCAAGTTATGATGAAACACTATCAACAATTATATGCAGATGAATTAGATTCTATTTTAAAAGATGGAGTTGAATATGATGCTGATGGTTCTCACACAATTAAAGATGCTGAGAAAGCACCTTACCATAGACTTCAGCTTATCAGATGATTACTGTTGAAGATAACTTATTACAAGTTGCATCAAATTTTGAAAAGCAAGTAAGAGAACAACCTAACATTGTTAAAAAAGCATTAGGAAGAACTGCTGAGTTTTTAATGTTCTTAATTAAACAAAGAACTTCAAAAGGAATGAGTGCTGACGGAAGTCCATTTCCAGCATATTCTAATAAACCATTTTTCTTTAATATAACTCCAAGAGCAGCACCCACATATAAAACTTTTCAAGGTGGCTACAAAGAAGATAGAAATTTTATGGGCAGAAAAAATCACACACCAAAGTTAGATTTCTTTGGTAATATGTTATCAAACATTACTGAAAAATCTACACCTTCACAAGCTATAATTTATTTTGCAAATAAGTTTGAAAATACAAAAGCATTAGGCAACCAAAGAAAAAGAAAATTCTTTGCGATAGGTGAAAGAGAACAGCAACCTATTATAAATGTATTTATGAAAGAATATAATAAACTATCTAAAATATGAGCAAACGAGAAGATATAGCAGCTAATATAGTTTCTGTTTTAACAGCAGTAACATCACCAATAACTTTAAAAAAAGTTACAAGAGAACCTTTTGATGTAGATCAATTATCAGAACAACAATATCCAGCAATTTTTATACAGTCAGGTAATGAGCAAAGATCAGATGAAACAATGACTTCATCTACAATTACAAGACAAGCAACAGCAGATTTTGTTATAGTTGGTTATGTCAAAGGAACTACAAGTAATATTGACACCAAACGTAACGAATTAATTACCACTATTGAAACTACATTAAATAATGATAGAACAAGAAATGGTAATGCGAAAAACACTTTAGTCGTAGAAGTATCTACTGATGAAGGTGTTTTATTTCCAATCGGTGGAATTAGAATGGTAGTGAGAGTAATTTATCATTACACTTCTGGTACACCATAATAATAACAAGGAGAACATAAAATGGCAGGAAACGTACACACTGGATCAGAAGGAACTATTAAAGTAGGAACTGATACAGTAGGAGAACTTAGATCGTATTCACTAGAAACAACTGGTGCGACTATAGAATCTACAAACATGGGAACTATTGCAAGAACTTACAAAGCTGGATTAACAGCTTGGTCAGGTACTGCAAGTTTATATTGGGACGAACTAGATGTTGGTCAAATAGCATTAGTTGTTGGTTCTGAAATAACAATCAAAATGTATCCAGAAGGTGCATCAACAGGAGACAAATACTTTTCAGGTCAAGCTATCGTAACAGCTAAATCTGTAAGTGCTTCTTTTGATGGCTTAGTTGAATCATCAATTTCTTTCACTGGAAATGGTGCTTTAACATTAGCAAGTGCAAGTTAATTAATTAATTAGAAAAGGAAGAACATGAACGTAATAGATAGAGTGAAGGCACAATTTGAATCTTTAGGAGTTAAAAAGATTGAGGTTGCTGAATGGGGCGAGGAAGGCAAACCTTTAGTAATATACTGCACACCATTTACACTTGGTGAAAAAAGAAACCTATTTAAAGGTGCTAAGAATGATGATCTAGGAGTATTAGTAGATGCAATCGTTTTAAAAGCAAAAGATTCTGAAGGAAATAAAATATTTAAGCTAGATGACAAGCTAACATTATTGAATAATGCTGACGCAAATGTTATAGCTAAAGTATCAACAGAGATGTTGTCAGGAATATCTTACGAGGAAGCTGAAAAAAAGTAAGATTTGATTTAGAGTTATATTCTGTACTTGCTCTAGGTCATGAATTAAAAAAAAGTATGGAAGAAATTCTCTTGATGACACAAGATGAATTTTATTATTGGATAGCATATTTTAAAGTGAAGGCAGATAAAGAGAATTTACATAATGGCAGATCAGCAACTAAATATAAAGCTTAATGCAATAGATAATGCTTCAAAAGCATTTTCAGATATAAAAAATTCAATATTCAGTTTAAAGGGTGCATTAGTAGGTTTGGGTGCAGGTGCAGTATTAAAATCAATATATGATATTGGTGTTATTGCTAATGATGTAAAAGAACGATTAGACGAAACTGCAAAAGCTGGTTATGGTGGTGCTGAAGCATTTAATCAATTAACAAAATTTGCTATTGATGCAAAGATTCCATTAATTGATGTTTTAAAAGCATCTAATGATTTATTAAGGGTTTCAAAAAGCCCACAAGAACTTGCTAAGAATTTAGAAATAGTTTCAAACATATCTGCAAAATATGGAATGGAATTTGGCATTACAGCAGATCAATTAGCAAAAGCTTATACAAAAGGAATTGATTCAGCTAGAGAATTTACATCAATAGGTATTAGAAATTTAGATGAGTTTAGTACATTTGCAGATACAAGTTTAAATAGATTACCAGATTTATTTGATAAAGTTTTTGGTTCAGCAGGTGTATTTGGTAAAGCTAATGAAAATATAAAACGTGGATTATCAGGTACAATTATATCTTTAGGAAACTCATTAGATCAATTCAAAATAAGAACATCTCAAAATTTCTTTGGTGAATTAGAAAAGCAATTAGGAAGTTTAGATATATTTATAAAAAAGAATCAAGTAACAATAAATGAGTATGCTGATAAATTTGGTAAAGTATTAGCTGAAGCAATACTGGCTTTAGGCAAAGCTATAAAGATAGTATTTGATAATCTTGATTTATTTATTGTTGCTATTAAAGCATTGATTGGTTTAAGAGTTGCAGAACTTTTTTATGATATTGCAAAATCAGTTGAGACATTTGCTGTAGCATCTACATTGGTAACAAGTGGTGGCTTAGTCGGATTCTTAATAAGATTAACAGGTTTATTAGTTGGTGCTGCTACTGCATTTGCTTACTTAGGAGATAAAACTAGTAAAAATGTATCAATTTATGATGAACTTGGAAATGTTATTTTTAGTTTTGACGAAGGAATAAAATCATCAACGCAAAGTATAAAAGAACAAGGTGATGAAATAGATAAATGGTATAATTCATATCAAACAGCTTCTAAAAAAATAGAAGCATTAGATTTAGGAAAAGTATTTAGAAATATTAAAGAATCAAATGATTCTTCAATTAAAGATATTCAAAAACTTACTAGTGATACACAAGCATTATCTCAAGTTATTAGAGAAGGTTTAAATAGAACTATAGGAGATTTTTCAAAAGGAATAGCTGAATCTATAGTTCTTGGAAAATCATTAGGAGAAACTTTAAAAAGTGCTGTTCAAGGTGCTTTAATACGAATACTTTCAAGTCAAATTGAATTGTTGATAAGACTTGGAACACAACTAATATTTGAAAAAGCAATATCTAATGAAAAATTATTTCAAGCAAGTGTAAGCGGCGGAAGTGGATTAGGTTCTTTATTAAGTATAGGAATGAAATTACTTGGTGGTGGAACAACTCCATTTGATACAGGCGGTGAAGCAGCTTATACTACCTATCCAACAAATGCTGAAGGTGGTGCTGTAGTTGGTGGTATGCCAACAATAGTTGGGGAACGTGGTAGAGAATTATTTATTCCTAAAACTGATGGCACAATAATACCAAATCAAAATTTATCAGGTGGAAATAATATAACATTTAATATTCAAGCAAATGATGTTAAGGGTATTAAAGAATTATTAATTAATAATAGATCAACTATAATTAACCTAGTTAATCAAGGTGCTAATGTGAAAGGAAGATCTAACGTAGTATGAGTGGAACATTTCCAATATCACCAAAAGCAAGTTCAGTAAGTATTAGTTCAAATCAAAATACTATTGTTACAACCACAGCTTCAGGAAGAAGACAAGCAAGACAAATAGATAGTCAAAAATTTAGATTAACAGTTAAATTTCCAATAATGAGTAGAACTGAATTTGCACCTATTACAGCTTTTGTAATGAAACAAAGATCACAAATGGAAAGCTTTACATATTCTCCACCAACAATATCAACTACCGCTGGGTCAGCAACTACAACTATATTACTTAATGGTTCTATAAGTTCTGGTGTTACAACCTGTTCAATAGATGGAATGACTAATTCTCAATCTGGTGTTTTAAAAGCTGGAGACTATTTTAGATTTACTGGTCAGAATAAAGTTTATATGTGTGTTGCAGATGTATCGTCTAATGGTTCTGGTCAAGGAACACTAACATTTGAACCACCATTAAGAACTGCTGTAGCAGATAATGCTGTCATTATTTATTCTAATGTTGATTTTACAGTTGGTCTTACAGGAGATATTCATGAATATAATATTAGTACAGAAAACTATTTTCAATACGAAATTGATCTTATAGAGGTACTTTAATGCCTAGATCATTAAGTGGAACTTTAACAACTGAATTAGCAACTAATAAATTAAATCCAGTAGAACTTGTTTACTTAGGCATTGGTTCTGGAACGTATTATACAGATCATTTTGCTAATTTAATATTTAATGGAAACACATATACTTCTTCATCATTATTTTTAGGAAGCTCTGATATTCAAGAAATAGCAGACGTATCAGCTAACAATCTTACATTAAGTTTTTCTGGTGCTGATACAACAATAATTAGTCTTTTATTAAATAATGACTATATGAATAAATCTGCAAACCTTTATAGAGGTTTTTTAGATGATAATGGTACTTTGATTTCTGACCCAATATTATTATTTGAAGGAAGAATATCTAATTTCTCACTAGAAGAAAATGCAACCACATCTACAATCAATGTTATTGTTGCTTCACATTGGTCAGATTTTGAAAAAATTTCAGGAAGAAGAACAGCAGCTAATTCACAAAAATTATTATTTCCTACAGATGAAGGAATGGAATTTTCTTCTCAGACAGCACAAAAAATTAAATGGGGTGTTGCTTAATGACTGATTTATATAGAGCAATTCATATATTCAGACAGATGCCAAGATATGACAAATATAATTATGCACAAATAGCTGGAATGGTTTTACCACCAATTAATTTAGATCAGTACCAAATACATAGAGTTGGTAAAGATGATGTTGGTTTTACAAGCTGGGCTTACATGAATGATATAGTACAACAAAGGTACAAAGTAAGTGGAAGATTAAAAGAAAATGAATGGAATAGTGGAAAAAATATTTGGGTTATGTCTTTTGTTGCTAAAAGTCATACTAAAGAAATAATGCACTGGGTTAAAGAATATTTTAAACCAAAACTAGAAGTTAATGAATGTGTTAAATGGATTAGAATGTCAGAAGATAATCATATTTATAGAGCATCAGAAAAATACAAAAGAGGATTTCATATCTAATGCCAGAAGCAGTCGTAACAGCAATTATAGTAACACTTATAACAACCGCAATAAGTTATATTTTAGCACCCAAACCAAAAGCACTATCAAGCAGAGGTAGTCCGCAAGATGAAATAAGAGGAGTATTAGTTAATAAAGATTCAAACAATAATCCTATTCCTGTAGTTTATGGTAAAAGACAAGTTGGACTTACAAGAGTTTATGTTGAAAGTTCTGGTACGGATAATCAATATCTTTATATTGCTGGAGTTCTTTGCGATAGTGGTGGTTCAGGAATTGAAAGTATAGATGAAATTTATGTTGATGATAAGTTAGTAGTATGGAGTGGTGCATTAACTGATGGAACATTAAGAACAGTAGCAAGTTCAGATACTAACTTTTATAAAGATGGTAGTTTAATTTCTATTCAAGGATTTTATGGTTTAGATAATCAGTCTGCATCTTCTTTGTTGCAAGAAAAAACAAACTGGACTGTTAATCACAAACTATCAGGACTTGCTTATCTTGCTATTCGTTTAAAATGGAATCAAGATGCTTTTAGTGGAATACCTGATATTAGAGTTACTCTTAAAGGTAAAAAGATTTATGACCCAAGAC